CTACTGATATGCCAGATACGAAAATCACAGCCTTAACGGCGATCGGAGCCAATCCGATCATCCCATCAACCTTCCCCATCCCGATGGTCGATCTTACCGACACATCGATGGCGGCGAGCGGCACCACCAAAAAGGTGACCGTGAACCAGATCCTGGGAGCCGGCGGCACCGCCACCCTCGCCTCCGCCACCATCACCGGCGTTCTGACGGCTGGAACTAATAGCATAATTGGAACTGGCTCGACTCAAAATGCCGCCGCAAATCGTGGTAATTTGACGATTGGTGGAACTAGCAGTGCTATTCTCAATCTTTCGATCAACGGTGCTGATACTGGTTACGTTATTCACGATGGAGCCAACATTACGTTCAACAACCGGACCAATGGCTATGTAGAGTTTTTTGCAAATGGTTTAGCGCAGCACCGCATTGCCCCGCTTGGCGTGTTCTCTTGGTACGACGGCGCAGGCGGCACTCGAATGACTTTGAACTCCACGGGGCTGGGCGTGGGGCGTACTCCTTCGTATCGTTTCCAAGCATCGTCGGGAACTAAAGCGACGACCGCTTCTCTTGCTACCGTTGCAGGAATCACAACGACCGATGCGGATGACTTCGGTATTTACTTCCGACTCAAGACGGATGCCACCGGAGCAAATCGTTACGCCGCAATCACTTCGTTCGACAACGGTTCTGGAAATGGTGCGCGTGACTTGGTGTTGCAGGATCTTGGCGGCAACGTCGGCGTGGGGGTTACGCCGAGTGCGTGGCAGTCGACAATTTACAAAGTTTTGGAGTTTTCGCGTGGCGTTTCATTGTCTGGCCAGACTGACGCAGCGTCAATGGAGTTGACTTGCAACGCATACATTGATTCAGCATTTTCTTGGATCTACAAGACAACTGCTGCTGCCACGCACTACAGGCAGTTTGCTGGAGCGCATCAATGGCACAACGCCCCCAGCGGCACCGCTAACGACGCCATCACCTTCACCCAAGCGATGACGCTCGACGCGAGTGGGAATCTGTTGGTGGGGACGACTACGAACGGAGGAAACGGTGTTTCAATTCGTCCCAGCACTGCCTCCCCTAATGCTGTTCTTGTCGGATCTGATACTTCCGGTGGAACAGCTTGGCAGATGTACTCCACCGGCACATCAAGCAGCAGATTTTATGTTACTTGGGCTGGAACGATCAATGCAGTTAACACTACTATTGCCGCCATCTCCGATGCTCGCCTAAAAGAAAACGTTCAGGACATTGACGTTGGACTCGGAGCGATTCTTGCGCTGAAGCCGCGAAAGTTTGACTGGAAGGCTGGTAAGGGTAAGGACATCAAAGGCGACAGAGGTTTCATCGCTCAGGAGTTTGAGCAGGTGTTTCCGCAGCTTGTAGACGAGTGGGCTGATCCTGCTCCCGAAGGTGAAGCTCCCTACAAGTCCGTTCGCCAAGACCTCATTCCTGTGCTGGTGAAAGCCATTCAGGAACTCACCGCCCGTGTTCAAACTCTCGAAGCTAAGTAAGCCATGATTACCCTCTCTTGGATCATCGAACGCCTTCTCGTTAAACCGACCGAAGGCACTCTCACCGATGTCGTCATCACCGCCGACTGGCGTTGCAACGGCACCGATGGAACCTACAACGGCACCTGCTACGGCAGCGCGTCGTTCGCGCCTCCTACGGAGGGATTCACGCCGTATCCTGACCTCACGCAGGATCAGGTGCTTGGCTGGTGCTTTAGCAATGGCGTGGACAAGACCGCCATCGAAGCGAACGTGACGCTTCAGATCAACGACCAGATCAACCCGCCGGTCATCGCTCCGCCGCTGCCGTGGGTGCCGGTTCCGCCGCCGGTTGTTGTTGCGCCTGAAGCTCCCGTTGTCGAAGCTCCTGCCGTATGATCAAGATCGAACTCACTCCCCAGCAGTTCAACCAACTTTATGAGCTGCTCGTCATTGGAATGAAGGCCGGCAACGTGACCAACATGAAGGTCGGCCTTCCTCTGGTGGAACTCCTCGAAACCGCAGCAGCCGCTCAACACAAGCCTGAGTAGGAAATGACCAACGATTCATCGACCAACGCCGTCACTGTAGCCATCAGCGCAGCCGCTGGCCTGACCGCTGCATCGTTGGCTCCTATCCTTACCCAGTGGGTCCAGCTAGGAACCGCCGTGCTGGGGTTCCTATGCATGGCCTACGGCACCTACAAACTGTTTTTCGGAAAATGAATCCCAACATCGCCTCCCTCATCCGCCACGGCCTGACCGCCGCCGGCGGTTTCCTCATCGCTCGTGGCGTTGCCTCCACCGAGCAGATCACCGAGCTGGTCGGGGCTCTGCTGTCGCTGGCTAGCGTTGGTTGGTCCATCAAGAGCAACCTGAAGAAGCCTGCCGAAACTCCGAAGCAGTGAACTGGATCTACCAGATCCTGAAGGCCCTGCTCGATTGGTTTCGCGAGACACCACCCACCGATATCCAACATGGAAAAGCACCCGAGGCTCTCAAGAACGATCTGGCTGATCGCATTGCTGGACTGCCTCGGTTGCCAGATGACCAAGGTGGTCCTGGTCCCTTCCGGTGATCCCGTGATGCTCGCGAAGCCTACCAAGGCCAGCGTGTACGGATTCGATTCAAACAAGAAGCTGGTGGGACCATCGACCGTGGTCCTGCCAGCAGGTTGGTACGCACTACCGAAGAACTGATATGGGAACTCCACTCACAGGCAGTAGCGTCGCATCGACATACACTGGCCTACTAAAAAGCTCCGACAACTCCGCGCTGACCTCCGTCCTCAAAGCCGTTGGAGATGGCAGCGGCATCGATTCCGCGCTCCAGTTATCGACCACCGCGGTCAATACCACCGGTGACTTCAGCGTCGGGTCCAACAAGCTCACGGTGGCCGCGGCAAGCGGTAACACGGTCGTCGGTGGTACCCTCACCGTAACCGGCGCAACAAGCCTAAGCGGCAATCTGGCGATCCCCGGCAACCTCTCGGTGACCGGTACCTCCACGCTGACCGGTGCCACAAGCGTCGTCAGCACCCTCGGTGTAACCGGAGCTACCTCGCTCTCAAGTGTATCCACCAGCGGAGCGGCTGTCGTCGGGACCACTCTCAATGTCACGGGACTCTCTACGTTGGCCAGCTTGGGTGTTACCGGCGCGGCGACGGTTGGAACGACCCTAGGCGTCACGGGAGCGACTACGCTGGGAACCGTCGGGGCAACCACCGCAAACATCTCAACGCTCAATGTCAGCGGGCTTACCACGGTTGCTGAACTCGATAACCTTGGTGACTCAACTGTCGGTGGAACACTTGATGTCACTGGAGCGACAACCCTTGGCGGGCTGACCGTTGCCGGAAATCTTGTAGCGAACGGCAACACCACGATCGGAAATGCCGGAACCGATCTCCTGACGATTAACGCCAATGTCGTCACGCTTCCCAACGTCACTTCCGAAACGGTTGATCTGGCCAACGACAAGGTGCTGATCACCGATGCGAGCGATTCGAGCAAGGTGAAGGTGGTTCCAGCCAATCAGTTGGGAATCACAGCTTCCAATGCTCCGCAATGTGTTCAAACGCTGTATAGGGATGTAACGCCTCAAGGGACTGCATTTGTAGGGACAAACACTGGATCAGGGGTTGAGATCACTGTTCTCAATACAACCATCACTCCTCGGTCATCTTCTTCAAAAGTGCTTGTTTCTATAGCAGTTAATTACGCTGGGACAAACATAGAGAAGGGAGCTTTGCGTATTACTCGTAATGGAGTTGAAATTGGATCAAATAACATAGGTTCAAGCCTGTATGGAATTGCGCCATTCACTGGGCTTTCTCCATATAGCTCAAATTTCTTCAATAGTCAGTTCATTCAGATTCTTGATTCACCATCAACCACATCTGCTGTAACATACAAATTACATCTTTATTCAACAACTTTTGGAGGAGGTGTTCCAAGCATGTGGCTTAATAGAACCAATCAAGATGTAATCAATAACACAAACTCGGCAAGTGATGCCCGCGTCAGCTCCTCGATGACGCTCCAAGAATACTTCGCATGAAACCCTCCGAAGTAGCCCAAGCGGCCTGCGACAAGCTCTCGTTCACGGACTCGGCCACCCTCACGTTGGCCAAGAAGTTCTGCATCCGCCGCTACTCCATGATCTGGGATTCGTGCCTCTGGAACGATACCCTCGGCGTCATCTCCCGCTCAGTCAGCCAAGGCAACGAACTGGTCACCCTCGACCAAACCGTAACCGCTACCTACGCCTCAGGTACCGGCTACAACATGTTCCTCGACTTCCCGGTCGCCATCCGATTCACGATCGACGGCGAGACCGATGGCATTGAAGTCCCCGCCGCGGAATGGGTCTCGTTCTTCCAGCTCGATCCCAACACCTGGAACAACGTCGATAGCCGCAAGTCCACCCCCGGCAACTTCGTCAACTGGACCCGAGTCATCGGAGTCTCCTACGGAGAAGCCGGCGTCCCGCGCATCAAGCTCGTTCCCACGCCCAACACCGATGGCAACCTCTTCATCCTCGGGAAGAAGCAGTCCCAGATGCGGCAGTTCGGCGAGAACCAAGCGATCATCAATGACAGCAACTTCGAGCTGCGCGGTGTCGAGAACGCTCTGATGGCCTACACCGAAGGCGATCTCCTCGAATACTCCCGGCAGTACGGGAAAGCCCAAGCCAAGTTCCAAGAAGGGGCCGCTCAAGTCTCCATTATGAAGGACATGGAACGCGGTCAGCAGCAGCAGATCAGCCGCATCATTCCAGATAGCTTGTACGATTATACGTTCCAAGACATCCTGTAATCCGCCATGCCATTCCAATCCTCAGATGCTCTTGATGATCAGATGCTGTTGGATGGAAGCACCGGCTTCAGTACCGGTGTCGTCTCTGCTACTCGTCCCGATGCCATCCCTGCTACGAGCATGGAGTCGGCCATCAACATGGACTACGATGACTTTGGCAACCTAGTCACTCGTCTCGGATCGGTTTCACTCGCCGGTAACAGCGAATCCAGAAACTGGGAGGAAATCCTCACCGCTTGGAACTTAACCACCTCCAACTACGGCAGTAACCTTCCTACAAATGCGGAGGTCTATTCCGGATTTTTCTTCGATACCGCAGCATCCGAGCGGCTGGTCATCGCGGTCAGCGATCGTAACGCCAACACCAAGAACCTCTACTTTGGTTCCCCCGGCGTTTCCTACAACGCGATCAGCGGCGCGACACTCAATGCCTCGGCCACCTTCGTTTACTTCGCTCAGCTCAATGACAAGCTGTTCTATTCCGATGGCTACGGAACTCTGAAGTACGTCTCCAGCGCGAATCTCAATAGCTCGATCGCCGCCGGCAAGATCAGCCGCATCGATGTCATCAATCAGGGAAGTGGCCATAGTTCGATCCCGACAATCACCATCGCCGCTCCTCCGAGTGGTGTGACCGCAACCGCGGAAGCAAGAATTGGTGGCGATGGAGCGATTCTTTCCATCATAATCACAAACCCCGGCAGCGGATACGTCACCGCTCCCACCGTTTCCATCTCGCCGGCCAACCAGTCTCACGCGGTCGCTTTCGTATCCCTCTCACCGCCCAACAAGCCGCTCTACCTCACCACCCATACCAACCGGCTATGGGCCGTCTCCGGTGATACCACCATCCAGCCCGATACCCTCTACTTCTCGGATATCCTCGATGGCGAATCTTGGGATCCACTCGGCTCCATCCGAGTCGGCGGCGACGGCGATCCCATCAAGGGTCTCTACTCGTGGTTCGGATACAAACTGCTCGTCTTCAAGGAACGCTCAATTTGGGCCGTAGATGCCGATCCTACGCAGGATCCTGCTGATTGGACCATATCACTCATCAGCGGCAATATCGGCTGCTCCTCGCACCGATCCATCGCTGCGGTTGGTGCTGACGTATTCTTCCTCTCCCGCGACGGCATCCGGTCGATGGCGCAAATCCAAGCCGGTACCCAAACCAGCGTCGGCCTCGCGCTCTCCAGCCCGATCAATGACCTGATCAGCAAGATCGACAAGACCAAGCTCGACCTCTGCGACGGTGTGTTCTGGAACAACCGCTATCTCCTCGCTGTTCCGTTCGTTCTCGATGAATCAAACGGACTTGGACTGGAGAGCGAGTTCGGTGTTCTCCTCGAATCCGGTTCTTTGCTCGAACTCGAAGCCGCTTTCCCCCGGAACAACGCGGTCATCGTCTATCACTCACTGGCCCGCTCTTGGCTCGGGTACTGGGACAATTGGCAAGTGAGCGACTTCTTCGCCACCTCGTTCTCCACGTTCGGACCCGTACTGATGTTCGCGGGCGACATGACCTCGATCTCAGAGGGAGCAGGCCAAGTCTGGTCGTTCAACGACTTCCTCCCGAACACCCGTCTCGCACCGGTCTCAAGCTCCGCGTACCTGGACGGTGGATCTCGTTATCAGTCTACGGTGATCACGAAGGCGTACAATCTGAACGAGCCCATCCCCGACAAGATCGGGTACAGCATTCAGTTCGCGTTCGACAACCCGTACACCACTTCCAATACGGACGCGGCGATCGCTTACGCGACCGACATGTCGGGGACGTTCACGGACCTCGATTCGAGCCTGACGATCACCAACTCGCAGAAGTTCCTCAAAGCGTACAACCTCATCAGCAAGGGACGCTGGAACACGATCCAGTTCAGGGTTCAGACCAATCCCAACTCGGGCGGTCGCTTGTCGCTTCAATCCACTATCCTCTCTGGCTTTGTCGATTCTGTGCGTCCTCAGCAATGACCGCACATCCCACCATCATCGAAGCGGCCCAACTGCTGCGACAGCATTGGCCTACTTGTTCCACATGGAACAATGATCAGCTCCTCAACTGGATCGGAATCTTCAATGCCAAGAAGCTGATCGGGATTGTGAAGAACGATGAGGGGAAGTGTGTTGGTGTAGGGGCTGTGCGATTCCTCAACTCGATCGAGGAATCCGAGGATCTGAACAACAACTTCCCAGATGGTCACATCGCTTGGATCGAGATAGCGATTGGTACTGAGCCTCATGCGGTTCAGACACTCTGGGTGGCCATGATGGGGCTATGCTCTAAGAACGTCACCAAGCTGGGTGGGTTCCGCAAAGGCATTTCCCGTTTGTACGATTTTGACAGGTACTCCAAACTACTGATGAACCGAAGGATTTCCTATGGGCGGCACCTATAAAGCACCAGATATAGCGGCGGCGAACCGCGAGGCCGTCATGGCCTCCATCGAGACTTTCCCGCTCCAGCGTGAGATCGAGGCGGCATCGCGTATAGGTGCCAAGGTTCGGGTTCCTATCTACAAAGACGGCAAGGAGACCGGTCAGTTTAGAGAGGTTGATTTTGGACCTGTATCCGACATCGCTCAGACAGAAGCCATTGGAAAGGCTCTTGCCGCGTTGGCCCCTGAGCAGGCCAGACAACAGCTTGAGGCGCAAAAACTTTACGGCACCAAGTTCGCTGAGCAGCGTCGAGCCGAGCTTCAAGCCCTCGATCCTGAGCGTTACGGTACTCCTAGTGTTGATGGAAAACCTGGAGAACCCGGCCTCTACGCCCAGTTCCTCAAGGACATCGGCAGTCGCCCCATCGCTGAGGAAACCATCGCCGCGCCTTCCTACGAGCGTGTGGGTATGCCTACTGGCCCCCAGGATACCGGTGAGGCCGCGAGGATCCGGAGCGATCTCGAACGCCAGATCGGTGCCGGCCTCGCTCAGGCCGGTACGCTCGATCCCAGTTTGATTCGGGCCGCTGAGCAAGCTGTTCGCGCCCGCGGTACCGCTTCCGGTAACGTCCTCGGTAATCTCTCCGCATTCCGCGAAGCCCGCGCTGTCAGCGAAGCGATCGGAAACGCCGATGTCCAACGCCGTCAGCAGGCTCTTGGCCTACTCCAGAGCGGTCAGACCACCAGCGATGTCGCCAATCGACAGGCGCAGGAAGCCTTCCAGAACATCCTCGCAGCCACCGGTCAGCGGAACACCGCGATGCAGCAGAGCTTCGCAGGCCAGATGGCTTCGCAGCAACAGCGTCAGAGTGGTCAGCAGCAGAACATTGCGAACATCCAGTCCGCTCTGGGTCTCCAGCCTATCGTCTCACAGGCCGCTCAGCTTGGCGGTCTCCAGCAGGGTGCTTCGCCGTTCGCCACTCCTCAGTTGTTCCAAGGAATGCAGCAGGCCAGTCCGAGTCAGCTCATGCAGACTGGCAGCAATTTCGCTCTCACCAACGCCCAGAACGCTTTCCAAGCCTCGCAGGCCGGTTCTCCGCTGGCCATCATGCAAGGCATCGGTGGTCTTGCCGGTGGAATCGGTCAGCTTGGAACTGGATTCCGCGGTTTTGTTGGACCTTGATCTATGGCAAAAGATACCAGCACAGATACGTCAGGGTCTGGAACGGATTCATCAAGTCCGAATCAGGCGTCTGAGAGGCTATATCTTGCCGGCGACCAATATCTTCCGTGGGGAGCAATCATTCCTGGCACTGGCGGACTCCGAGTTGGAGATGAATATGTCGATGACGCTGGGAATCGCTGGGACTGGCAGATCGATGACTGGGAATACAATAGGCCAGCAGTCGATCTCTCAACACCTCCAGCCCCCAAGTTCGGTCCAGTAACCGCATCCGGATACGCTCAGCCTCCTGTCGATCCGCTGAGCTACTACTCGACGCCAGAGCCGACCCCTGAACCGACCCCGTACACTGGTGGGCCAACTCGATGGACCGAGGTTTATCGTCCTCCTGTAGACCTGAGCAACATCCAGACGTTCACGCCGGCTCCCACTCCGGTTTCAACGCCTGCCCCTCAGCCAACCCCGACTCCTACTCCTGCTCCCCAAGAAGCCACCTACAGTAGCGAAGGGGAGGACTCCGGAATCAGCCTGATTAGTCCCGAGAACAGGGATCGGTACATCAGGGAAGGCACGATGGACCTTCAACAGCCTCCGGTATCGACTGTTGTAAACCCTCTCCCTGAAACCTCCATCCCAAAGGTCGAAGATGTTGATACCAACATTTTTAGCGGTGTTGTTACGACCCCTATCAAAGGAGACGAGAAGCCCTACTACATAGAGGATACTGGTGTACCCGGTCCTGCTATAGAGGATAAGCCCATCACTCCGGGTCTGGTTCCGCTTGATAAGCCTCAGATCACGTTTCCGATTGTAACAACTCCTGTAACTCAAACTGCTCCTACAAGAGTTCAAGCTATACCTTACCAAGGGAAGCCGGTTACCAATCCTCTGATCGAACCAACCACGATTCCGGTTGCGACCCGCAGGATGATTGAGGCTATATCCCCCGGCTACTTCAAGGACATCAACTACGACCCCGAGGAGATCCTCGCCGCGGCTATGCGGAGCATGGGTGGAAGACAGGCTCGTCGGTCAATCCTCAGCGAAATGCGATAATTTATGGCTACTCCAGACGAAATTAGAGAAGAACTCAAGAAGCAGGCTGGCCAACGTGTCAACCCGCTGCTCAAGGGATTGTCCATGCTTACCGGCGGAATCGCTGGCGAGTTCACCGGAACCAATGAGCAGATCCGGCAGCAGCGTCAGGCCAAGCGGGCGTTGATGGAGGAAAACCTTTCAGCGTTGCAGGAGGAGCGGTTGATGGCTCGGCTTAAGGCGCAGCAAGATGAGATGCTCAAAAGGCAGCTTGAGCTTGAGACTCAACGAACTGAAGCAGAACAGCGCAGAAGACTTCTTGAAGCTAGGGGAGGTGCCGAGGTTCTCAGTGGTCAAGACAAGGAGTTTGTTGGACCAATTGAGCCAGCGCAGCAACTTGGTCGAGAGCTTGCCCGTCTTCAACGCCTTTCAACAGGTGAAAAGGAAGCGGCTGAAAAAGCAGGGCTTGTTGGCCGACTTAGCGCAGAAATGGGAGCTACTGAAAAGGCTGCAATTGAATCCGGAATAATGCCTGATTATTCGCAGTTGGATATCAACACTCTTCGTCGAATGGCTGGTGTTTCAGATGTTTCTCTTCGCAAGCAAGAAGAAGCTCGTCGAGCCAAGTTGGATGAAGGCAAGGTGTTCGTCAGCCGAAACGCTGCCGGTGATGTCAGTGTTCAGGGGCCTTCTGATCTTGTTCAAAAGTTTCAGTCTCTAAACCCTGACTTCTTTAAGAAGAAAAAGGATTCGCCATACAAGGTATCGATGCGAGAGACCGAAGATCAAAGGTCATTCAATGTTGATTTTGGTGAGATGACAGCAGACGAAATAAAAGCCATCGCTCCTCAACTTGAAGACATGAAGAAAGCGTATGGGGCTTCTTTGAAAGACGACCTAAGCGGAGCTGGTGGCGAAGGTACTAAAGCGTTTCCGAAAGCACCTCCAAGAGGAGAAGGTGAACCGATGGTTGGAAGGAGCGATGGAAAACCAAGATCTGCCGCTGATGCTGTTGTATCTGAAATGGCCGCTACTCCTGTCGCCAATATGTACGGACCACTCAGCCCAAGCGAACAATTTACTAAAACAGGAAGACAATTAAAAGCCCTTGAGGGACGAGGAGGAGCATATACATATGGGGCCTCGCAAACTCTAACAGATCCATTTTATGAATCTGTCGCTTCTGAACTTGGAACCAAGCCTCAACGTATCGGCCAAGAAAGCGTTTTAGTTAAAGGTGCCAAATCTGTTATTGCTAACGAGTTCCCAACTGAACAATGGAATAGTCTTCCTCAAGAGGTTAAGAATCGAATATATATTGAAGCGTTAAATAAATCAGCCGCTGAAATGGCAAAACCTCAAACCAGTAGAGGTTACAATAGATCGCCGTTTTCTGATATATCTTATCAAAGAGATTAACTTATAAGGCTATGACAAAGACCCAGCGTGATTGGTTGATCGAAAACAAACTCGATCCGGAGGTCTATGACGTAGATGCGGAAGGGAATGTCTTTGAGAACCCAATTATGGGTAAGACTGAAGCTGGTTTGCGCTCAGCCGCGGCCAGCGCAGTTCCCTCTCTGGCTGCAATACCTGCCGCGATGGCTGGCAGCGAGGGTGGAGCATTACTTGGCGCACCGTTTGGTCCTATTGGAATGCTTGTAGGTGGTGGACTAGGCGCGTTAACTGCCGGTGCTGCGGCTGCTTACGCTGCCAGCAAAGGTCAGGAAGCACTGCTTGAGAAATACTCGCCTGAGACGCTCCAGAAGCTGTCTCAGGCTCAGGAAGAGCAGCCTGTCGCTTCGTATATTGGTGGCTTTGCTCCGACCGCTCTGACCGCTCGCCCTTCTCTCAAGGGCCTCAGCGAGCTTGGTAGGCCACTTGTTCGGCAGACCACGCTCCGCGAAGCGATCACCAAGCCTGCATTCATTGATCCTGCCATGAATGTGGCGGCGAACGTCGCTCAATCCACCGGTCAGCAGATCGCTGAGGTTACGCAGGGCGGAGAGTTCTCTGGTGGCCAACTCGCAGCAGACATCGCGCTCGGTACGCTTTTCAATCGCCCCACTCGATTGGGACGTAAGCTCGGTATGGCCGAGGGGCCGCAAGAAGGTCCGGTTCAAAAGCTGGATTTTGAAGAGGCTAGAGTCCGCGCTGAACGAGAAAAAGCTGAAGTTGAAAAGACTGTCGCCGAGATGGATGTCGAGGCTGAAAGGTTTCGCGCTCTTAGTGAGCAACCTCCAGCTCCAGAACGAGTAGTCGAAGAAAATCGTCCGATCAACGCAGATAAAATTGCCAAGCAGTACGAGAACTGGTGGAAGTCTCAGACTGAGCCGACTGAAACGCTCATCAAGGAAGCTGCAAATAGCGTCAAGGTTCGTATTCCGAAGGAGCGGATACAGCAGTTGGCCAACGATCCCGATGTTGTTCGCGTCATCAAAGACCCAACCACACTTCCTGAGTTTATCTCAAGGCAGTATCAAGAAGGACTTGAGGATTCATACGAACAAGTAGTTCAGCAGCAGCAAGCTGCTAAACGCGCAATCATGTCCGAAGAGCGGTCACGAAAAGCACAAGAAAAACAGGTCCAAACTATTACTGAGAGTCAGTTTAGAACTGAAAAATCCGCTGTAAAAACGGCCCAAGAAATCTACGATAATCTCTACAGTCGTCTCCAACGCCAAGGCGAAGCGGCAAAAATTACCCAAGCCGACGTAGATGCAGCCGCAAAGATTGCTGCTCGTCGAGGTCTGACCATCGAACTGGATCGTCCGTTTGCTGGATCTACTGAGATTCGAGGGATTTACATTCCCGATCCAAAGACCGGCAACCGTATCGTCCGCGTCAACCCGCTCATGGCTACAGCGGACACGGCTATCCATGAAATCGGTCACGATGTGTTCCGCGGTGTGACCAACCCGTCGATGCGGAAGTCTCTGTTAGAATCCGCTCAAGATACCCCCGCTTACAAGAGCGAGCTGTTGGCCCGCGCTCCAGAGGTTGAGCAAGGAAAACTGACCCCAAAGCAGGCCCAAGAGATTGCTCTCGAAGAAGGTCTCATTCAGGCGTTTGGCGAGCAGATTCCGAACATCAAGCGCAGCGATATCCGGTCTTGGTTCTACGCCTTCAAGGCTTCTACCAAGCAGTTGCTCACTGGGAAAGTGTCGCCCGAGGATGCCATCGCGTGGATGCACTACGCGACCACCGAGTCTGTTCCTTGGAAGGGAGTGACTGCACCGAAGGCGACGGAGCAGAGGACACAGAGGGGTGAGGAACCTCAAACCATTTCAGAGCGTAGAGCTGCTGCATTTGAAAGGTTCAAGGAGTCAGTCCCAGGGTCTCAGGCGGAGATGATGGAGAGTGGGCGAATCTTTTCTCCAGATGTCAGGGCGCAACTTGAAGCTCTTCAAGCTGGTGGAACACTCGACAGGGAAGCGTTGCAGGCTGCAATCAACCGCGATATCCCGGTCAGGGAAGTTCCCGAGTTTTCATCGCAAGCACTTCCAAACTTACAGACAATTCGAGACTCGCTCAGTGATCCAAGGAAGAAAGCTAATGTTGGAAAGCTGAGTGAAATACCCGCTGGATCTGAGATGACACTCAGGCAGGACGTTCCTGCTATGACTGATTTTGGTGTTGGTGTTGTAACTGGAACCAGCGGAGACAAAACCACATACGAGCCGTTCATTCGTGTTAGGAACATCAAAATGGTTCCCACAAAAGGAATGGAAACTCAGTCACTTAAGATAGGAGCTGGTGCCGCAAAGACACCGACCATTGTCGCAAAGGGGACAAAGCACGAATCGCAAACAATTCCAAGCGACATAAACACTTGGACTCAAGTTGGGTTTAATCCTGACAGGCACTCTTATTTTTATGATCGAGCCGATGGAGTGACTCCTGTTGTAGGGGGTGATGAAGCTGTTCAAATTGGAAATACAGTTTTCGTCAAAAACGCACAAACAGGAGATCCAACCAGTTTCCGCTTCCAACGTCCTGAAGAACAGAAGACCCGAGCTTTTGCAGGTCGCGTTGCTGCCGCTGAACAGCTTCCCACCGAGGTCCGCGAGACGGTAGGCCAGTCTCCTGAAGCTCAGTACGCTCAGCAGAATATGGGCGAGGTGGTTGATCGCGCATCGTCCATGTCGCTCTCTCAGCTCAATGCTGATCTGGCTGATACCTCATCCAACACCAGGGTTGTTTCTGGCATGGAGATCTTTGGACGCCAGATCCGTTCTGGAGATGTGGCTGGCGCAAGCAGCACCGCACTGGCACTTGCGAAAAGCGGAACCAGTTGGGGTCAGCTCATCAACCAGTTCAAGCTCCTCAACTCCTCTACCCCGGAGGGATTGGTCCTGCTGGTTCAGAATTCGTTGGCCAACAGAAAACGTAAGCCGATGACAGCCGAGCAGTCCCAGATCCTTCTGGACGCCGGCAGCAAGCTCAAACTTGCCAACGATGAAGTCATCGCCGCAGGTCGTGTTGCTCGTGATGCGTTCGCTTCCAACGATCTCAATACGATCAACAAGAGCCTGAAGCAGTTGGACTTGGCCGACGCAAAACGATCCGAGGTCGATGCCATCCTCAACGAGCAGCTTGCGAAGATCAATCCAGCCGACGCCGCGGATCTGTTTATCTCGATGGTTCAAGGATCGGTGATGGGTCCGATCTCAATCATTCGCAACGTGGTGGGTAATGCGATTAACTACCCACTGCGCGAACTTGGTGATGTTGGTGCCGCAGCCATCGACGCGACGTTCTCAAAGGACAAGAACAACTCGTTCAACATCCGCGCTCGAACCATTGATCGGATCAATGCGATCTACAAGTCGCTGCCAGTTGCGATGAAAACTGTCCTCAAGGGTTCCAATGCGATGCCGTATGAACCTGGAACCGACATCGGTAATCCGCTCAACTTTCAGCGAGCATGGCGGCGGATCGCCGAAGACATGGCTGCTGGTAGAATCGGATCCGCGTTGTCTCCCCGGAACCTAACTGAGGCGACCATAGGCATCCTGCCCGACATCATGCTGCGCCTAACTCAGGCCACTGATATTCCATTCCGGCAGGCTGAACGCGCTCGCATCATCAGTGAAATCGGTCGAGCGAAGGGACTCTCAGAAGGTCAGATTCAGATCGCCGTGCGCGATCCCAAGCTCGCGTTCGTAACCGATGCAGAGGCTCAACGTGGTCGCCGCGGATTCACCGAAGATGATCTTGCGACGATCGAGACCGAGTCTCTGAAGGCCATCTTCCAGCAGGATAACAAAGCCACCAAGGCTGTGGCCGGAATCAATCGGTTCATAAAGAATGAACTTGGGTCTACCTTTTACGTCCCGTACCGACTGATCTCGCTGTTCCAGAAAACCCCGATCAACGTAGCCGCAGAAGCTCTTCAGTTCACGCCTGCTGGTGCGCTGATAAACGATTGGGGAAAGATGACCGCTCGTGAACGCAACATAGCTGCTTCTCGAATTGCGGTAGGAGCGATGGTCACTACGGCGTTCGGTTATCTCTACAGCAAGGGAATCATCACCCCAAACCTTGATACCGCTGGCGAGACCAACAAGGCTCGTGAGTTGGCCAAGGCTGGTGGTGTCATGCCTCCGGGTACGATCAATCTTTCGGCTCTAACTCGACTGGTAAACGGCAAGGATCCGAAATTCCAAGGGGGAGATACCGTGGTCGATCTCTCATCCCTCGGCACTGCCGGCGCATTGGGGATCATGGCCGGCACTTCTCTGCGCCAATTGGAGCGGGGCCGCAGCAACGAAGAGATCGCAACCTCGCTGTTTAAGGCAGTACCAACCTCTGGCCTTAACTTCGTGATGGAGCAGCAGTTCCTCAAGGGAACCAGCGATTTCATCAAGCTCCTGTCGCAGGAATCCACCAACTCGATGGATCGCTGGCTCAAGAGTATGGCGGTCACTGCGGCGTCTCCTGTGGCTCCAGCCATCCTCGGTGCCGTGCGCCGCGCTGAACGAGACAAGCTCCCTGCAATCGGTGGCCAGAGCTTCATCAAGGATACGGTCGATGAACTCAATCAGCGATACGCCGCCCTTGGGTTGGCCATCCCTGGTGCGAAGGATCCCAATGCCATGCCGGTGCGCCGTGACCTCTGGGGTGAAGCCGTGGAACAGACCCCGAAGGGAAGCAATCCGTGGGTGTACCAGTTCTTCAACGCTTGGAAAGCGCGTGACATCGATGCCGATCCGCTCAACACCTCGATCTACACGATCTGGCGCAGGACCGCTGACAACAGCGCGATCCCATCGGTACCAAGCCCCAGTCTGACTTGGAAGCAGAAGACCTACGATCGGATGTCGCCTGAGCAGTACGATCGATACACCCAACTCGTGGGAAATTACCGCAGATTACGGGCGGAACAGGAGTTTATGAAACCCCGTTTCCAGCAGGGCGGTGACGAGCGAAAGCTCAAGCTCCTCCAACGCGCCTATGACGATGGCCTACTCATCGCCAAGAAGCAGTTTGTTCGGGAGCTGATCCAGTCGGGCCAAACACTCACTCCGCTCGCCGCTCGCCGGGGCTTCCAGCAGCCGTCCGAATAATTCTTTCAAGAATTCTCTTGCACGTTTTACGACTTTAGACGACAGTCGTCTCGTGAGCGTGAAACTCCTGACAATCAAAGAGATCGCAACGGCTCTCGGGACTCATCCCGAGACCGTTCGTCGCTGGATCCGGGGAGGTAAGCTACCGGCCATGAAGGCCACCAAGCGCACGATCCGTGTCCGCTCCGACGTAATCGAAGAAATGCTACGGCAACAAAATCCATGAACGCAATCGCAACGACAACGCAACAGCCATCATCCGAGATGTACGATAAGATCTCGGACCCCATCACCGCCATCGAGAAGATGGGCGAGTGGATCGCAGCCAGCGGAATGCTGGGATGCACCAAGGTCGAACAGGGTAAACTCATCGCGTGGCAGTGCGCCGCCGAGAAGAAGACACCGTTCGACTTCAAGCGCGAGTACCACATCATCAATGGTTCTCTCTCCATGCGCTCCGATGCCATGCTCGCCGGATACCGCGCCCGTGGTGGCAAGGTTCTCTGGAAGCAGTTTGACAGCCGCGCCGCCACCGCGCTCTTCACCTACGACGGCAACTCCTGCGAGATCAGCTTCACCACCGAGGACGCCAAGCTCGCTGGCCTGCTCCCCGCCAAGGCGGGCTCCGGGTGGGCCAAGGATCCTTCCGCCATGCTCCGCGCTCGGTGCATATCCAAAGCGGTTCGCATGCTCGCTCCTGAGGTTGTGGCCGGCATCTACACCCCGGAGGAGACCGAGGACTTCCAGCCTGCTATCACCGAGGTTGCTGCCGCTCCCACCAAGAGCTTCGACATCACCGCTAAGCTCGAAGCCCTGTTCGAGTCCCGCGAGGAAGATGTCAACGCCCTCCTCATCAAGGTCGGTCGTATTCAGGATGGTGAGACCTTCCGCGATCTCTCCGATGCTTACGCTTCCAAGTACATCGCCAAGCCCGACCTGATCCTCTCCAAGCTGCCGGTCATCGTCAGCCCCGAGGTCATCGAGACGGAGGTTTCCAATGGTTGATATCATGCACGACATGCCCGCCGCGGATTACCACGCTGCAAAGGCTCTCTCCAAGTCCGGCCTCGATCAGTTCCGCAAGTCCCCCGCTCACTTCCGCGCTTGGCAGGATGGCAGGACCAAGAACGAAACCAGCCCCGCGTTGGAGTTCGGTTCCGCCGCTCACTGCGCTGTCCTGGAACCGGAGCGGTTCGTCATCACCTACAAGCAGTTCACCGGCGATCGCCGTACCAAGCAGGGTAAGGAGGACTACCAACTCGTCATCGACAACGGATTCACCCCGCTCACCCAAGAGCAGTGGGACAGCATCACCGGTGTCGCCGCCGCGGTTCATGCCCATCCTGCTGCTTCTGGCCTACTGGATGGAATCAAGACCGAGGTCTCCTACTTCACCGATTGGTCCGGCATCGAGGTCAAAGCCCGCATCGATGGCATCGGCAAGGACTACATCATCGACCTCAAGACCACTCAGGATGCGTCGCCAAGCGCGTTCGCCAAGTCCTGCGCTCAGTTCCGCTACCACGTCCAAGCCGCTTGGTACCAACGCATCACCGGCATCAACCGCTTCATCTTCATCGCCGTCGAGAAGGAGGCACCGTTCGGTGTCGCTTGCTACGAGCTTGATCAGCAGGCCATCGATCTTGGAAACTCCATCATCGATGAACAACTCAAGACCTTCATCGAATGCCAGGAACTCAACTCTTGGCCTTGTTACTCCTCAACCACTCAAACACTCTCGCTGCCCGCGTGGGCGGCTCGTCAGTCCGAATAACAAACAACACACAACACCATGAAATTCACAGTCGATCGTTCACAAGCCGAAGTTAAGCCGTTCGCCAGCCCCGGCGAATACATCGTCACCGTCAACTCCTGCAAGGATGACGGCCTCGACAAGAACGGGAACCCCGTCTGCACCCTGCGCTACAAGGGCGGCAACGGAGAGGTCATCAGCGACCGCTTCGTTCTCAAGGAGACCATGATGTGGCGGCTTCAGGCCCTGATCGCTGCCACCGAGGCCAGCATCAATGACGGTGACCAGTACGACTTCTCCATCGGTGGCGCGTTCCTGCGATTCCTTCAGGGGTTCGTTGGACTCCAGTTGGTGGCCGTCATCGAAGAGGAGAAGTACACTGACAAGAACGGAGCCGAACAGGTTACACTCCGCGTGAAACGAATGAAGAAGGTTCCGGTGGATGTCGATGACATCTAAACCCTGAAACGAAAGCCCCCCGGAGAGTGCAAGCTCCGGGGGGTGACAACGAGTCCGTAACAAACAATACAGAGCGCAACGACACGCTATGCAGACCAAGAATCATCCCGAAATCGTTCCGACGCAAGCGTTTCTGCTTCGTCCCTATCAACAACGAGCAGTCGAGTGGGCCAAGAGTAGCGATGGACTCATCATCGCCCCTGCTGGATGCGGCAAGACAGTCATCGCCTCATCCATCATCAAGCACTTTGCTCAAGTACCAGAGTGGACTTTCGGATGGCTCGCTCCGACCCGCGAGACCTGTCAGCAAGCGATCGATTCTCTTAAGGCAGTTGGTGCCGATTACTCCAGAGTCGATGTGAGATGCCCACACGAGTCAGTGGATTTTAGCGGAAAGCATTTGGTCATCATTGATGAAGCCAAACACGCCCCTGCGACCACATGGAAGCGCATCATCGAATCTACACGTGGACTGCGATATGGATTCGACGCAACCCCTTGGTCCGATGACAGCGAGCGAAACGAAGAACTCCGAAAGCTGTTCCGAGACACCCAGTTCGAGATCAGGCGCGAGGAACTCCAAGGAGTTCTGGCCCACGCGACCGTTCATCTGTCCAGTGCCTCTGACCGATTCTTGGAGGATCGGATCAATGATCGCATCGAGAAGCTGTTCAACGAGCGCAAGCGGTACATGCGGATCCGCCACGAGGAACTCCGTGCGATGTGCGCTTGGGAAGCTATCACCGAGATCGGCATCTGCGAGAACATGGCTCGGAACGCTTCGGCGATCATGTTCGCCAACTGCTCACACGGTCCTACGCTGGTGCTCGTTCCCAGAGTGACGCTCGGCGAGGAGTACGCCCGCATGATAGAGGGGTCCGTGCTCGTCCATTCCAAGATGAAGAAGTCGCTTCGTAAGCAGGCCATGGATGACTTTCGGGCTGGAAGAATCACGAAGATGATCGCCACCTCTCTGGCCGACGAGGGGCTGGATCTGCCGAACGTCGAGAACCTGATCATGGTGTCAGGAGGTCGGAGCGCCCAGAAGACCATCCAGCGGGCCAGCCGTGCGCTGCGTATCGCTCCGGGAAAGTATCACGCCATGATCTACGACTTCATGGACAACTTCCATCCCATGGCGATCGCGCACTCGAAGAAGCGTATCAAGTGCTACAAGGAACTCGGGTGCCACATCTTATGAGCACCGCTCTTACAATCATTTCCATGGCCATCCTCCTGCCCCTCTGCGTGATCGCCGGGATCTATGTAGGCCACTCTCTCACCATCAAATCACAACAAACCAATGACAAACAAAACGATCGTAGCCTGTGACCCAGGCGTGAACGGCGGGTTCGCAATCAAAACTCCAGATGGAATCCTCCTGTTTCCAATGCCGGAGTCGTTACCCGACATGCACTATCTCCTCTCCGGGTTTAAGGTAGCAAACTCCCACCTCTGGATCGAGAAGGTTCCCAAGTTCGTGAGCAAGCTGACCCCATCATCCAGTGTCGCCACCCTGCATGAGAACTACGGCATCATCCAAGGACTGGCCTACTCTCTTGGCTACGCTCTCCACCGCGTGGAACCCAAAATCTGGCAGGATCCGCTTGGACTCGGTGGCAAACGCTCCTGCGCCACCGGACCCGAATGGAAGCGCAAGTTGAAGGCCAAAGCCCAGGAACTGTACCCGCACCTCGATGTGACGTTGAAGAACTGCGATGCCTTATTGATTCTCCACTACGCAACCGGAGGCGGTCGATGAGCCAGCAGGCCAAACGAATGATCAACGATGGTACCGGGGTGTACCAGATGAGCAGAAGCCAAGCCGGGGAAATATATCGTGCAGCGAAGAAATTGAAGAAATATGAAATCAGCTATTGGAATAGGAAT